CCAACCTCGGATGCGATTTCTACGTTGCCATATTCAACTCTTTCTACCCCAAATTCACCGGAATCCCTGTCAACTGTACGTGATATAGGAGGTGCGATCTCAGGAGTTGCTGTAAAGCCATTGAGATCTCTACTTCTATATGAACAACTTGCAGTTGGAGCTATGGCAAATGCTCTCTGCATCTTGTGTTCTTTTGCTATGTTGGCTGCTTCAATTACGCCCAAGTAAAGTTCGCGAGCAGCCAGTCCCGCGTAACCCTCGAAGCTTCTGCCTTCATTAACGGCTTCCAAAGCTTCGCCAAACTGGGCGTAGGTTATGTTGTTCTTTGCCAAAAAGTTGGCTAGACCTAAGAGTCCGAATCCAACTTGCCTGTCGATATCTGGCGCAAGGTATTCTCCAGACTTGTCAATCCCTGTCCGACTATGGAGCTTGCACAAATCGGACATACCTTCACGCATACCTTTTCGTATGTCGCCGATACGACAGGCTGACATATTAAGGTGTTGTAAGAGGCACGTTCCGCGTGAGGGCAAGTAAACCTCAAGACAGACGTTTGAGTAGATTCTGTTTCCATTTTTATCCTGTTTTATTTTGTTGAGCCAAATGTCTCCTCTTGCAATTCCTCCAAGAATTGCTTCCTTAACTTCAGGTCTTGAATCAGACCAGAGTTCTCTGGTGAGGTCCACACATCTTTTAACCCATGGGAGTTCTTCTCTCCTCGCTTGCACGAAGTCAATAATATTGGCGTGGTTAATATCAAGATGAAGAACGCACGCGCCATTGCGATACGTCCCTCCGCGTCTAAGAATTTCATTTAATGTTGAGTAAATTTTTGCAAATGAGACGGGTCCTGATGCAACGAGAGTATCAGTTCCCTTAATTGTTTTTGTTCCGCTGGGTCTAAGTTTCGACAGGTGGACTGCAACGCCTGCTCCATATCTGAGAGCATGCGATACAAATCTCCAGCTTGCTTCGATTCCATTGGGTCCTTCCATTGAATCTTCAACTACGAAGATTGTGCATGACACGGGCAGACGTGATGTTGGATTGTCAATCCATGACTGGACTCGACCAGTCCTCGCAATTTTGTTAGCCAT